TACATCCACGCGCGCTTGGAGGAGCAGCGGCGCAAGACGGGTGGGTGGGTACGGGCCGTTCTCCTCAAGGGGCGCCAGCAAGGGGGGAGCACCTACGTCGCCGCGCGTTATTACCACAGGGCACGATCGACCCCCGGCACATCGGTCTTCATTCTCTCGCACGAGGGAAAGACGACCGACAAACTCTTCGGCATAGTGGAACGGTTCCAGCAACACGTCCATCCAGCACTTCGTCCCGAAGTCGGAGAGTCCAACGCCAAGCAGATCACGTTTCCTAAGTTGGGCTCCGACTACACTGTGGGGACGGCCGGTAACGAGAACGTGGGCCGCGGGGGCACGGCGCAGTTCTTCCACGGCTCCGAGGCCGCTTTTTGGGAGCATGACTACGCCATACAGGACGGCGCGTTGGAGTCCATCGCGCTGGCGCCGGGGACGGAGATCATCCTTGAGAGCACCGCCAATGGGCCTAAAGGACTTTTTTACGACAAGGCGCGTGACGCCATCGCGGGGGTCGGCGACTACATTCTCGTCTTCGTCCCCTGGTTCTGGCAGGATGAATATGAGCGCGATGTCCCTTCGGATTTCGTCTTGGACGAGGAAGAGGAACTCTTCGTCAAGACGTATTTCAGCAAGCCCCTCATCTTCGAGGCCGCGCCCCCGTCCCCTCTCCAGTGCCTCCGCAAACTAGCGTGGCGCCGATCCAAAATCATCGAGAAGGCCGAAGGAGGAAACTTGGAAGTCGGCAAAGCCAAGTTCCGGCGAGATTACCCGTCCAACCCGGTGGAGGCTTTCCAGTCGGCCGGGATCGGCCTCATGCGTGCCGACGCGATCATGTCCGCGCGCAAGAGCAAGATCGTCGATGAGGTCGCTTCCCTCATCGCGGGGGTGGACCCCGCCGGGGACTCGGATAAATCTGATAGAACGGTAATCGCGCTGCGTCGCGGGCGGCATCTCGAGGAGATCATCAAGTACCCCAAGATGAGGCCCATGGAGCTGGCTGGGATTCTGGCCCGTGAGGTCATCGACAAGCGCGGCGCGCAGATGGTCTTCGTCGATCGCGGCTACGGAGAAGGGACGATAGACAGGTTGCAGGAGATGGGCTACGGCCGGCACGTCATGGGGATCGCGTTCAACGAGCGCCCGCTTAACCCGGATATCTATCTCAATAAACGATCAGAGATCATCATTGAGTTCGCCAGATGGCTCAATGCCGATGATGTTCGCATCCCTGATGATGATGATGTTCACGCCGCGCTGGCGTGCGTGCCCCTTGACAAAGAAACGTCCAACGGGTTAAAGTATCTCCCGTCAAAGCAAGAGATCAAACGGGCTCTCGGCGGGGCGTTGCTTCTTGACATCGTAGACGCCGCGGCGCTGACTTTTTCTTACCCAGTGCGGCGGGATGTGGGGCCGAACGGCGACGGGCGAATCCGCAAAGTGGATGGGCGTGATTCGGCGGGGGGCAAAAGAAACGGCGGGCCGTTGCGGTCGTTGTCGCGGGTAAGAGAAAGGAGGACACGATGAGCGGTGTTACCCTCGGTGAATTTTTGTCCTATGGAGGGCTCGGGGCCGGCGGTTTTGTGGCCGAGAAAATTTATGCTGGAACTGCCGGGGAAGCCAACCGGGCGCGCAAAGCCCAAGAAAAACTTGAAGAAGACCGCCGCCGACAACTCGCCAATGAAGCCGCCACACGCGAAGCCGCGGTCGCTCGTGCCGCAACTGCCGGACAGCGGGTAGGCACAGGAGCGTCGGTTTTTGCGGCCGGGCTGGGTTTTGGGAGCGGGACTACCGCGCCGGGTCTCGGGGGCGGGGCTCTTTTTGGGAATTAGATGCGGAAAATTTTACTGACGAAAGGGTACGCCGCATTTGTGGATGAAGGGGATTTTGAGCGGGTTTCAAAGGTCAAATGGTGCGCGTGTAACAGGAGGGGAAAAATTTACGCGGTACGACGCCCTGTCGGGCAGCAAGGCGGCAATCTTATCGCAATGCACCGCGCGCTTATGCAGGTAGCGCCCGGACTAGTTGTCGATCACGTCAACGGAGATTCGCTCGACAATCGGCGCTCGAATCTCCGTGTATGCACCCGTCGCGAAAATCAGCGCAACCGACGCGGCGCAACGCGCGTGTCGTTGTCCGGGGTGCGGGGGGTAATTTGGGACAAGGCGCGGGGGAAGTTTGCGGCGCGGATCGGTATCGGCGAGAAAACGGTCTTTCTTGGGCGGTTTGCGTCGATCGACGCAGCCGCCACGGCTTACCGCGCCGCCAATGTCCAATTCTTCGGCGTCTACGGCGGGGTTGCATCGTGAATCGAAAGCGATGGGCGCATTTGCCGGGGGAGGCATAATTATGGCCGGCGAATCCCGCGTCAATCGCTACCTGTCGCGCTTGCGAGATTACGAGCGCGAGAAGCAGCCGTGGCTGATCCACTATCAAGCCCTGGCGGAGATTTATCTCACGCGCAAAGCCGATTTCACCCACGCGGCGTCCCCCGGTGATTTCCTCCAAGACAACGTCTTCGACAACACCGCGCAGTTCGCGGCTTACGTCATGGCGTCCACGTTTCTCTCGATGCTGTGGCCGGACAGTTCGCGCACGTTCAATATCAAGCCGGTGCGCCGGCTCAAGGACCAGCCGGGGGTGGAAGCATATTTCCGCTACGTGACGGAGGAGATGCACACGGCGATGGACCGCGCGGAAGCCGGGCTCCAACTGGCGTTCATGGAACATTTTTTGGATCAAGGCATCTTTGGCACGTCAGGCGTGGCCGTCTTCGAGGGTCCCGAAGACAACGTGGCGCTCCCCGTCGTCTACGAGGCGTGGGATGTCAAGGCCATGTGCATCTCGCAGAACGCGCAAGGTTTCGTGGACACGATCTATTTTAAGATCAACCGCACGGTGCGCCAAGTTTACGAAGAATACGGCATGGGCAAGCCCGGGGACCACGTTTCGGCGCACGTCGCCGAGAAATATAAGGCCGGCAAGTATGAGGACAAAGTTGAGATCCTCAAAGTCATCGAGCCCAAAAAGGCCGAGACCGGGAAGAAAGGCCGGGCCGCGATGCCGGTCCGCACGGTCCACATCGACATCACGAATAAACTCATCATGCGCGAAGGGGGCTTCGAGGAAATGCCGGTCTACGTCGCGCGGATGTTCAAGCGCATCGACGAGATATACGGCCGTTCTCCCGGCATGATAGCGTTGCCGGCTGCGATCTCGCTCAATGGGCTCTCGGAAGCGGTGCTCGTAGCGACCGAGAAACAACTCGATCCTCCGCTGGCTATCCTCGATGATGGCCGCCTCGGAGGCGCTGTCGTCGACACGTCGGCCGGCGCGCTCACGGTGCTCAATGCCTCCGGGCGCTTGGGCGGGGAGAAACCAATCTTCCCGCTCTTTACCGTGGGTGAAATGCAGTCCGCCGAGAAGCTCAAGGAACAACTCATCCAAGAGATCATGCAGGCGTTTTTCTTGGACCGGCTGCTGGATCTCAACAACAAGACGATGATGACGGCTTTCGAGACGAGCATCCGTAATCGTCTGCGCGGTGAGAGTCTAGGTTCCATTTTTTCACGCCAAGAGAAGGAGGTCCTCACGCCGGTCATCACGCGCACTTTCAACATCATGTGGCGGCGCGGGCATTTCGGCGTCGTCCAGAAAGGCGGGGGCGCGGAGCAACGGCAACTGTGGAAGTCCTTGACCGGGAAAGACGATGTTATCGTTCCTGACATCATCGTCAAGGCGGTGGAGGCGGGCCTGGATATCTACGAAGTCGAATACATCTCCCCGGCCAAGCGATTCATGCAAGCTGAGAAGCTCCAGGGGCTCTTCACGGCGCTGGATTCTATCGCGGCATTGGTGCCGATCTTCCCCAACATCGTCCACCGCGTCGACGCGGACATCTTGGCCGATGACATTTACGCGCTGGCCGGCGCCCCCAAGCGCAGCCTCCGCACGATGGACGATACCCGCAGAGTGCGCGCGGCGGAGGCCGAACGGCAGAACGCCGCGGTGGCGCTCTCGGCGGGTAAAGATCTGGCCCAAATTCAGCGCGATAGCGCGCAAGCGCGCGCGTCGATGGGGACGATGGGCGGCGGCATGGGGGGAGGAAGATAAATGATGCCCGCGGGGGAAAAGAAATCTGTCGTCGATATCCGAGGGGATAAACTGCGCGTCCACATTGACGCGGTCTTGCGGACGGAGGCGGGCCGCGCGGTCTTCGCGTATCTCTTCCGCGCCTGTGGATACAATGTTTCGAGCATCGTCATCAACCGCGCGACTGGCGAGATCGCCCCACTTTCGACGGAATGCAAAGAGGCGCAGCGCCTTATCTATATCAATCTTCGACAGCTTGCGTCGCGCGAGTTATTGGCGGCGGCCGAGGAGCTGGCCGAGGTTCCCGTTTCTATCACGCCCAATTCTGAAGAGGAGAAAAATAAATGACTGTTGAAGCACCCCCCGTTCCGCCGTTGATGAAGACGCTCATCCCCGCGGAGTTCCATGATCGCGGCTATCTCAAAGACTGGCTCGAAAAGCCATCGTCGCCTGAAATGATGGCCGATGTTTTCAAGAAGCTCGACGGCGCCGAGACGCTCATCGGCAAGAAACTCGGCATCCCAGCGGCCGACGCCAAGCCCGAAGAGATCGAGAAGTTCTACGCAGCGCTGCGCCCCGAGAAAGATACTGACTATGAGATCAAACTCGGCGAAAAGCCTGACGAGGAGTTCGTCAAGGAAATGCGAGCGGCGTTCCACAAGGCCGGCGTCTCCAAAGTCCAAGCACAACGGTTCATCGAGAATATCACCCCGACTTTCCAGGCGCGGCAGGCGGGGGCCACGGCGGAGCAGAAGAAGCTCGAAGATGCGTTTGACGTGCTCACAGAAGCGACTTTTGGTAAGGACAACGAGAAGGTGCTCGCGCGTGTCCAAGAAGCGATTAAGGAGTACGCGCCCGAGAATCTCAAGCCGTTCATCGACAAACTCGACAATAACGCTCTGACGATTCTGACTGGCGTCATCAACGCCGTCATGGTCAAATATGTGCCGGAGGACGACCTCAACGGCGCGAATAAGGGCGGCGCGGGAGGGGGCGCCGACATCTCCACACTCCGCGAGGAAGCGCGCAAGATCATGGCGCGGCCGGAATACAAGGATTTTCAGCACCCGGAGTACGAAGCATTACAGAAGCGCGTGAAAGAAATCTACGCGCAAGTCAAGTAATCGTTCTGTCGTACCGGAACCCCTGAGAACTTATGACCCCCGGGGGTTTCGACTTTTGGGCTTGACATAGAAGAGCATCTCTGTTATAGTTCCCCCGACCAATGAGGGCGCTCGCGCGCGAAAAGGCGCGATCCTCTGACCGGCCGCAAAGCACGGCCCGCGTTCCCAACGCGCGTAAAAATCGGGAGAGGGCCTCCACCGGAGCATGTGGGCGCGGTTCTCGCTAAACTCAACGCATAGCGAGGTACACGAACATGGCCGGCGAACTCATCGACAACGCTCTCATCACGCAATTCTCAGATTCAGTCCACGTCGCCGCACAGCAGATGAAGGCTCGCCTGCGCGACGCGGTCATCGTCAAGCCGATGATGGGCGACATCTTCGCCTATGACGGGCTTGGCGCCGTCGAAGCCGTCGAGCAGATCGGCCGGCATCAGCCGGTGGTCTTCTCGGATGCGAACCACACCCGGCGCAAGATCGCGCGCCGACGCTTCACGCTCACCCTCCCCATCGACGCCAGCGACGTCCGCGGGGCGCTGCTCAACCCGCAGAGCGAGTACGCGGGCGCCTGCGCTCGCGCGATGGAGCGCGTCTTCGACCGCATCGTGGTCGAAGCGATGTTCGCGGCGGTCCTGACGGGTCGCGACATGGGAACGTCGGTCACGTTCGCCAACGATGACGGCGACACGATCAACGCGACCGCGGGCACGACCTACGAGAAGCTGCTCGAGACGACCCGTCTCTTCTTGGACGACGACGTGGGGACGGACGTGCCCGAGCGCATGATCCTGGGGATCTCCGGCGACGAGCATGAG